GAAGGCATATGGCAGTACGTAAATTCTCGTCAATCAGCGTAGAGACAACGCTGGCCTCGGGTATATCTAATAGCGCAACTTCTATGACTGTTGCTGCCGGTACAGGCTCTGCCCTCCTTGGTGGAGTAACGCTAGGCGCCAGCGACCAGTTCACAGTAGCGCTAGACCCGGACACAAACAACGAAGAGATTGTCTTTATCACAGTAGCTTCTAGCGATACCTTTACAATCACAAGAGGTAGGGCAGGTTCATCTGCGGTAACACACGCAGCAGGAGCTACAGTAAAGCACGTCCTTACTTCCGATGACCTAAACTGGTTTGAATCTAATACCAGCCCAGTGCCATCTTGGGCTTTCTCAGGTTCTTCTAGCGGAACTACAACTCTTGTAGCCACAGCAGTAGCATCAGGAACGCTTACGCTTCCAGCTATCACAGATACCGTCGTATCACTTACTGCTACACAGACGCTAACCAACAAGACTTTAACTAGCCCGACTGTAAATACCCCAGTACTTACATTGTCTACTACTTCAGCAACAGCCGAAGGAAGAATAGCCTGGGAAGGTACTAACGATAAATTAGTAGTTGGTGATGGGTCTAGCACTAAAGAGTTTACTCCAAACACCATTGCTACCAATGCCCAAACTGGTACTACATATACCTTAGTTTTGACCGATAGGGATAAGTTGGTTACCTTAAGTAATGCTTCAGCCATAACCTTAACTGTGCCGCTTAACTCATCTGTTGCATACGCAACCGGCGCAATAATCAACGTTCAGCAGATTGGTGCAGGTCAGGTAACCATTGAAGGTGCAAGCGGAGTAACGCTTACCTCAACTGGTGCTACCGCTACTACACCTAAGACTAGAGCGCAATACTCTGCAGCAAGCATTATCAAGACTGGCACAGATTCCTGGACAGTGATTGGAGATATTGCGTAATGGCGACAACATATAAAGTCTTAGGACAGTTAGCACCTGCATCTACTTCAGGTACTTTGTATACCGTACCTGCTGCTACCGAAACCGTAGTCTCAACTATCAATGTGGTTAATACCGGCAGCACATCTGCAACGGTAGCCATAGCAGTTAGACCAGATGGAGCAGCTTTAGAGACAAAACATTATTTGGTAAAGGACTTGCCGATAGCATCCAAGACAACCTTTACCTATACCGCTGGTATTACACTAGATGCCTCTGATGTAATAACGGTAGTTTCAGATACTAATGACTGTGCATTCAATGCCTTCGGAAGTGAGATAGCCTAATGTCAGTTAACTTAACTCCTAATCCAAATGTTCAAGGACCAACAGGGCCAACAGGTCCAACAGGTGGTACCGGTCCAACCGGAGCGACAGGTCCTATAGGACCCGCTGGTGTTGATGCAATTAACGTACAAACTGGAACCTTATACACCTTCCAGCTCGCTGACCAGGATAGCCTTATTACTATTAGCAATGCTGGAACTCAGACGATTGTGATTCCGCAGAACTCAGATGTTTCATTTGCTACTGGAGCTGCAGTCAACATCGTAAGAGCAGGAACTGGACCAGTACAAGTTACTCAAGGGTCTGGAACAACTATTCGCTCTACTGGTTCTACTGCTACTGGCCCATTGCTACGCGCTCAATATTCTGCAGCAACTGCGCTTTATGAAGGAACCAACGTTTGGTATGTGATAGGAGACATTTCGTAATGACACCTATTCTTGGTATTTGGGCATCTCAAAACTATGTGCGCGGCTTAACTGTTGATTACCTTGTCGTCGCCGGTGGAGGTGGTGCAGGAAGCAACATCGGTGGCGGAGGTGGCGCTGGTGGTTACAGAAATATTACAAATCAATCATTAAACCTTAATGCTTCTTATACAGTCACTATTGGTGCTGGTGGCTCTGGTGGTGCTGGTGGTGGAACAAATAATGGTGTTATCGGTTCAGATAGTTCATTCTCTGGTACTGGTATTACAACAGTTACTGCAACTGGTGGCGGATATGGTGGCTATGGTGGGAATGGTTCAGTAGATGGTGGCAGTGGTGGTTCTGGCGGTGGTGGTGGTGGATACAGGGCGACAAAAAATGGTGGCTCAGGTAATACTCCTTCAACCGACCCAAGTCAAGGCAATAATGGAGGAACTGGTACTGGTAATAGTTCAAGCAATGGTGGCGGAGGCGGTGGTGGTGGTTCTAGTGCAACCGGAGGAAATGCAACTGCAACACCAGTCGCTGGCAGTGGCGGTAATGGAACTGCCAACTCTATTACAGGTTCATCTGTCACCTATGCTGGTGGCGGTGGCGGTGGTTCATACAATGGCACTGCTGGAAGCGGTGGTACTGGTGGTGGCGGAGCAGGAAAAAATCTAAACGATGGAGGAGGTTCTCCAATTCCCGCCGATAACGGAACCGCTAACTTAGGTGGTGGCGGTGGTGGTGGTTCTGCATATAATGGCGCAGGCGGCAACGGCGGCTCAGGCGTAGTCATTGCTCGCTATTCCGGTTCACAACAAGCAACTGGCGGAACTGTTACAACTTCCGGCGGCTATACAATCCACACATTTAATTCTTCAGGAACATTTTTAACTGCTCAGTCTGCTGTCAAAGCAACTGGTGGAACAATTACCTATGATGCCACAAATAAATACTGGGTTCACACATTTACTTCATCAGGAACATTTACTCCTACCTCATCGATGAATGTTGAATATTTGGTTGTTGCTGGTGGAGGTGGAGGCGGTGGAGTGTTAGGTTCTTCAATAGGCGCAGGTGGTGGCGGTGCTGGAGGTTATAGAACTGCATCAGGATTTTCTGTTACTGCATCAACTAATTACACGGTCACGGTTGGAGCCGGTGGAACAAATGGCACAGGTTCAACTCGTGGTACTAATGGTAATAACTCTGTTTTCAGCACAATAACTTCATCGGGTGGTGGTGTTGGCGCTTCTCGCTATACAGATGGAGCAGAAAACGCCAATGGTGCTAATGGTGGTTCTGGTGGCGGTGGTCGGGGTGGAAGTGCAGCAAATTCAGTTGTGCCTGGAACGGGCGGAACTGGAAATTCAGGTTCCTATTCACCAGTAGAGGGTTATGCTGGCGGTAATGGGCAAGATGATGGCAGCCGTAGCGGTGGAGGCGGTGGCGGTGCTTCTGAAGCCGGAAACACAAATGCCGTTTCGGATGGTGGAGATGGCGCAAGTAATTCAATCTCAGGTTCATCTGTCACTTATGCTGGCGGTGGCGGTGGCGGTAAGGGAAGTCAAGCCGCAACTTATGGTATAGGTGGTTCAGGCGGTGGTGGCAATGGTGGCGGTTCAGATGCCAATGGTTCTGCAGGTTCAATCAATACTGGCGGTGGCGGTGGCGGTGGCGGTCACGATACGAACGACACACAGACAGTCGGTGGCTCCGGCGGTTCCGGTATAGTTATCATCCGCTATGCAGCGTAAAGGAGCCGCTATGACTAAAAAAGATGAAGGTACTCTAAGTACCCACGCATATACATACGAAGTAAAGATGGTTGTTCAGATTCTTGCTGAAGATGAGAAAGAAGCAAGGAATCGTCTGGATGGTCAAGGAGGTTACGTCACAAGCCGTGAAGTAGTCTTGAAAGATTCAATCCCATTATTCAATGGAAAAGATAAGGATAAGTAATGGCACATTTCGCTGAAATCGACGCAGACAACATCGTTCTTCGCGTCATTGTTGCTGATACCAAAGAATGGTGCGAGCAGAATCTAGGTGGAACCTGGGTTCAAACTTCTTACAACACTCACGGTGGGCAACACCCAGAGGGTAGACCGCTGCATAAGAATTATGCAGGCGTTGGCTATCACTGGGACGGCACAGGGTTCTTTGCTCCACAGCCGTTTGCTTCCTGGACCAAGAATGAAGATACATACCTTTGGGAAGCACCAGTTCCATATCCAACAGATGGAAAACGTTATGAGTGGAATGAAACTGAATTAAAGTGGGATGAAGTAACACTAGAAAATTAAGGAGTAAGTCTTGGCCCCATATGGCGATGACATCACCGAAGGCATACCGTATGTATTGTCGAACCCATCGGGTTCAACCACTTACTCAGCGACCGGTGAAGCATACGATATAGCAATCAATGGTCTGCCGTTCTTCTTAAACTCAGGAGACGACACACCATACCGCCGTGTCACAGCTCAGTATCGTAAGCAACAAATTGACCAGTCCAGAGAACCTGGTGAACAGACTCTTACCGGTTGGTGGCTACGTAGCCAGTCATCATTTCATCTAGGAATGGGTATCAAATACTTTGAGCCTGCCCAAGATGAATCCTTGCGATTCCAGTACACAGAATCCAAGGGAGTTAACGTCTGGGAGAAGGGTCAAGTAACCCTCATCAACGATGTTGACTCAGCCCATATAACGACTTCAGCGCTACAAGCTAACGGCAAACCAGGTCAGTATCTACGCTCTATCGAGTGGGCCAAGAGTGGTAACACCTACGGTGGTTGTTTGATGCTTGATGGGTTTGACATTGACAAGGTTTACCCAACGATTACAGCAACGGTTACTAATAAAGAACTAACCTCTAACGTAGCTACACTTACTACTGCTGACCCTCACGGTATGGCTGTAGGTATGGAGATTGAAGTAACTGGAGTAGACGCTACATTTAACGGTACCTATGAGATTACTGTAGTTGGCTCAACTACTACGCTTTCCTATGCCAAGACTGCAGCAGATGTAACTTCAACTGCAGCAACTGGAACAATTACCAGCAACATAACACACTTCCAGGACTATGCCTCAGTAGGTGCATACAGAATCTATGGCTACTGCGATGATGGTGTCTATGCCTACTGGATAGCACTTATCGATGACGCAGGTACCGATAAGACTGCTCTGTATAAGAAATTACTCGATGATGATGACACCGTATCCCCGACGGAAATGTTCAAGACTTCATCTGTAGTAGTTACCAATGCTCATATGGAGTTTACCAAAGAGCGTATCGTTGCTTGTATCAATAACAAAGTATATGAAATTTCAACTACCGCTTCAGCCCTACCTTCGGCTGCCTATACCCACCCAGTAGATGACTTTACTTACACCAGCATTACCTCATCGGGCGCTGCTATCTATGTAGCTGGATACTCTGGGTCACAGTCTAATATCCAGAAGTTTACGCTTACCACTGCTGGCGCTATGCCTACATTAACCAGTGCTATTACTGCCGCTGAGATGCCCAGTGGTGAACTTATCTACCGTATCTATTATTACCTAGGCTATATGCTTATCGGTACCAACAAGGGTGTACGAGTAGCAGCAGTATCTGATGATGGCTCACTAGCCTACGGCCCGTTGTTATTTGAATCAGAGCAACCAGTCTATGACTTTGCTGCAAGAGACCGTTATGTATGGTGCGCTACTAACGTAGATGGATTTCCTGGAACTACCCGCATTGACCTAGGTACACAGATAGGTCAGCTTATCTTTCCTTATGCCTGGGATACCTACTACAACGGTACAACAAATCGACTTACAACTGCTTGTGCTTTTATCAATGGAACTAACCGTATAGCATTTACAACCAACTACACCAGCTCTAATGGTAGCGTCTATATTGAAACCGATGAAGATAATAACGGCAGGCTAGTAGCAGAAGGCTACCTTCAGACTGGTTATATCCGCTATAACACTACAGAGAATAAGTTGTTTAAGGTTCTCTTTCCTCGCTTTGAGTCTGCCAATGGTGGACTATCTATCCAATCTATTGATTCCTTTGACAATGAATACAACCTTGGAACCTTTGCTCAAGAAGCAATCATCCAAGAAGTTAACACTCAGTATCCAGTAGGACCGCAGGAGTATGTGGGTTACAAGTTCACAATGACCCGCAGTACTACTGACGATTCAAAAGGACCGCTACTAACTGGCTATCAGCTCAAGGCTTTGCCAGCAGTACCGCGTCAGAGATTGATTCAATATCCGCTGCTCTGCTTTGATAGAGAGTCGGATAAGTTCGGTGTAATGGTTGGCTACGAGGGCCGTGCTTGGGACCGTATGCAACAACTAGAAGCCGTAGAAAACGCAGGCGATTCCATCCGTATAGAGGACTTTAGAACAGGTGAGTCCTATATAGGCCTGATAGAAGAGATGGATTTCATCAACCGTACACCTACTGACAAGAGATTCTCCGGGTTTGGAGGAATACTCATAGTCACTATTAGAAGCGTATAGGAGCCACAATGACCCCTATTGATTGGGCCGGCCTAGCCGTAGCCATAGTCACCCTTGTAACAGCCTTTGCAGGCCTCGTAAGATGGCTTGTAAAGCATTACCTAGTAGAGCTTAAGCCCAATGGTGGGTCATCGCTTAAGGATAAAGTCAACGCTTTAGAGCAAAAGGTTGACATATTGACAGACATTGTACAGGCAGCAATAAGGAGATGAATGAAACCGAAGGTAGCGAAAGTAGCAAGTCCTGCTGCTATTGCTGTGCTACGCCAAGCGACAGCATTGTGGCCCAAGCGCAAGAAAGCGTCCGACGGATTATTGCCTTCATCGGCACATCTCAAGTTGAACCCCAACAGCGACCACAACACCGGCCTTGCTGTTGATTTAACCCACGACCCGAAGAATGGGGTGGACTGTGCGGAACTATTTGAAAAACTTAAAGAAGACCCAAGGGTTAAGTATCTTATCTTTAACAAGAAGATTTGGTCTAGGGATAAGCATAAGTCTGGCAATCGTCCTTACAGTGGGAGCAATCCTCACACTAAGCATCTACATATTTCTATTGAACCTGATATGGCTAATGACACTAGCCCTTGGTTCTGGTGGATGAATCAACCTAGCCTTACAAACCAGATAATCGCAAAGGTACAACCTAAGCGACGTAAGAAGGCAGCAGAACCAGTACAGGCACCAGTCTGTACCTGTTGCAAGATACACACCTGGTCTGTAAGTATCGAAAGAAAGGCAATCTAATGGAGAAGCTAAAGCAAGTATCTCTTACTTGGTTCCGTGCAGCAGCAGCCGCTGCCATTGCACTATACCTAGCAGGAGAGACTGACCTGAAGGTTCTAGGAACTGCAGCACTTGCAGGATTCCTCGGTCCAGTCCTTAAGTGGCTAGACCCATCTGCGCCAGAGTTTGGTCGCAAGAAGTAATAGTTCAGTAGCGCGAGGCAAGGCCCCCGGGAGAAATCCTGGGGGTTCTTTTTCTATTTCAAGTAATCTTTATTAAGGTAAGTTTTAAGCCTGTGGCAGTTAGCACATAGAGTTTGCAGGTTAGACTCATTATTATTAGACCTATTGCCGTCTATATGGTCAACATCTAATTGACTAGAATGCACTGCTATAAAACCACAAGATTCACAACGGTCTTTTTTAGACTTAACATAAGGACGTTCTTTTTGAAGGCGAGCCTTTTGTTTCATTTTCTTATATTTATTTTTACATCTATACGTCATCAAGCCAGACTTGTTTAACTTATATCTAGGTTTTATTTTTACTGTACCGCAAACCCCGCACAATGCAGTCATAGTTTCCGAGGATATATCGGATAATTTATGCCTCATAGCGGGTTCTTTTTTTGTCTCTAAATTTAGTGCTAAATTTGGTCAGGTTTATCTATAGGACAGGGTGCCTTCAGCAGATTGCCACAGTTGGCACACTGGACATCTAGGGCATACCAGCAGATTTCATAATCTTCAAACTGGACATAGGTATTAAATACTGTACATCCGCAGGAACAGGCGTGAGTTGGACCTATGCTTCGCAGGTCAGCAGCTTGTATTGGTGGTAGGCTATTCTTTCGCAGCCTTGGTAGACGTAGCCACATTGCTCGGCACGGCTCCCTCCTGTAGGTCGGTCGCCTCTCGGCTTCCGCCTCGGCCCCGTAAGGGGCCGTCTGTTTTATCTTCGCTTCGCTACGATATTATAGTTTCCGATGGGAGTGTCGCTGGCGCGACACGCCGTATAAGGGTGTAAAATTTTCTAATTATGACAACGTTAATCGGGGTTCAATTAGAGGACCGCTGTGTCCTTGCCGCAGATAGTCAGATAACCGAAGATAACCAGAGGACTGTTGCTACCGCAACACCGAAGATAATCTCCGTTGGTAAGTATCTGCTGGGAATCACAGGTGATTCTAGACCTGGTGACATCCTTGCGTATAACTGGACTCCGCCGAGTTACAAAGGCGCAAACCCGATTCAATGGATGGGAAAGAAAGTACTGCCGTCCATACTCACGGCGTTTAAGGAGAATAACTATGACCCATTTGAAGCAACTAAAGACAAGGACGCTGGGTTTGATTACCTCGTCGCTTTCAACGGTAACCTCTTTCATATCGCGGTTGACCTATCGTTTATTCAATCTGATTACGGGGCCTACGGTCTTGGGTCGGGTGGTAGCTTCGGTCTTGGCTATATCTACGGGCTTTCTGCTTCTTCTCTTCGTAGACAACCTGAGCAACACGCCCGACGTGCCGTAGAGATTGCATCGGTACTTGACGTAAATACCTGCCCTCCAATACAGTTGGTTGTCCAACACAAGGAGTATTGATGCAAAGGGATTTTGGCAGATACAGTGTCCACATCAACAGGCACTACCTAAGTAACTTCGCTGTTGGTTTTGATTACTACAAGCTACTTGAATATAAGACAAACATTCACGAAGCATCAGTCTTACAGTTGAACTTTCTGTTCTTCAACATTACATTTACTAGGTGGGCAAGATGGATATAAAAGATTTATTAGTTAAGGCTTTACACGAAAAAGAGAACGCTAGACCGCGTAGTACACAGGTACAAATCGGTCCATCAGAATTGGGTGGGTGCCGCCGTAAGGTTTGGTATCGACTCAATAACCAGCCCGAGACGAACGACGCAGAACTAAAGCTCGCTTCCATTATGGGAACGGCTATACACTCTGCCATCGAGTCAGCTCTCGCTGGTAACAACTCAATACTACTTGAAAGTACCGTTGAATATAACGGTATGAAAGCACACGTTGACGCATTCCTGCCGGACACAGGGGACGTCATAGATTGGAAGACAGTAAAGGCTAAGAACCTTTCCTACTTCCCAAGCCAACAGCAACGCTGGCAAGTACAGGTATACGGCTACCTGATTGATAAGTCTGGGGTGGGGAAGCCCAGGACTGTCAATTTGGTAGCTATACCAAGAGACGGTGATGAGCGAGACATCAAAGTTCACTCTGAACCATACGATGAGAAGATAGCATTGGAAGCCTTAGACTGGCTTGCTGCTATTAAAGAGTCTGCTGAAGCACCGGCACCCGAGCGCGATGAGAGTTACTGCAAGTTCTATTGCAAGTACTACGATTCAACAGGCGAGATGGGATGCGTTGGTCTAAAAAAAGAACGTACAAAAACTGAATTACCTATCATTGATAATCCTGATGCAGACACCTCTGCTATGGAATATCTACAGCTCGACAACCAGATTAAGGAACTGACCGAACGAAAGGAAGCATTGAGAGATGGTCTTTCTGGATTACTTGGCGTAACTAAATCTGGTTTCGAGATTAAATGGACTGCGGTCCAAAACAATACCGTCGATAAAGAAGCGGTGGAGAAAGCACTAGGCTTCGTACCGACTAAGCAGGGCAAGGAAAGCGCAAGGCTTTCCGTTAAACATACTGGAGGAAACTAATGGCTGCACCAGAATCAACTAAGTTCCAGGTGAATTTCAAATCACCCGATGGAACTCTTATCAATCTTTACGCTACAAACAAGGAGGAACTAGAAGCGTTGTTAACAGCAGCGCAGGACTTTTCCACCCTTATTGCAAGCGTTAGCCAATCTTTCGGAGGCGCTGCTCCGGCTGCGCCCGTTCGTACTAATAGCGCACCAAGTGCGGCAGTAGCTTCACCAGCAGATGGTCACGTATGTAAGCACGGACCTATGCCATTTAGAGAAGGTGTGAGCGCGAAAGGACCTTGGAAGGGTTATATGTGTGCTGCTCCAAAGGGAGCAACGGACAAATGCCCAACAATCTGGGTCAGGTAATGCAATGCGTGAGCCGCGTAACTACGAGGCTCCGCTATGTGCAGAAGTCGGGGGAGACCTCTGGTTCCCAGAACACGGTGGAAGTATTCCAGATATACAACGAGCAAAAAGTATTTGTGAACGTTGTAATCACCGACTCGAATGCGCCGAATGGGGCATTAACTATGAACGACACGGCATCTGGGGTGGACTTAGCGCCTCTCAGAGAGAAGTCATAAGGTCAAAAAGAAGAATAAGATTACCAAGGGAGGGTAGAAGTGCTTAAGTTGTCACGCGCTTGGAGTAGCGTAACAACAAAGGCAACACCTTTGCCCGATGTATGGAAGGACCTAAGCAGAAAACAGATTAAGTTCCGGCGGGGTCAAGTGTGTATGGTTGCCGCTGCACCAAACGCTGGAAAGTCTATGTTCGCTTTGGTCTATGCCATCAGAGCTAAGGTTCCTACCCTTTTCTTTTCTGCAGATACAGATACTGCAACGGTAATGATAAGAGTAGCCTCAGCGCTGTCAGGTCACGGACAGGTCAGCGTTGAGACTAATCTGCAAAGCAATCCTCGTCACTACGATAAATACCTACAGGATATGTCTCATATCCAATGGGTCTTTGATTCATCACCATCGCTAGATGATATTGAGTTAGAGATTAAGGCCTATGTAGAAGTCTTCGGTATAGCACCGGAACTTATAGTCATAGATAACCTGATGAATGTTGTAGCAGAACACGATAACGAATGGGCTGGGCTTCGTCAAATAATGATGGAGCTTCACGATATGGCTCGGAAAACCCAAGCCTGCGTAATGGTATTGCACCACGTATCAGAACAAGGTGAGTATGGAGATACCACCACACCACCTGCAAGACGAGCCATTCACGGCAAGGTAAGTCAGCTTCCGTCGCTGATACTTACCCTTGGCTATTCTCCACTAGAAGGAACGCTACGCGTTGCTCCGGTGAAGAATCGCTTCGGTCCTATGTATGCCAACGCTGACCAGCACGTTGCATTGTTTGTCGACTATGCAACTTGTCGGATAGAGAATGCAGATGAGACAGGCCGTATGGTTCGTCGCGGTAATGCTGAGGTTAGATACTGATGCTGAACGAAATCTTTGACAAGATATACGTCATCAATCTAGATGAACGTAGCGACAGACTAGAGGCTTTTGATAAACAGGCTAAGTCATTGGGCATACAGTATGAACGAGTCCCTGCTATTAAGTGGGAAAAAGGCAAGATACCTAAAGCTGATGCTTGCAAGAAAAGCCATCAGATTGCGATGAAAACAGGGATAGATGCTGGGGCAAAGCGTATCTTTATCTTTGAAGATGACGCAGAGTTCTGTGAAGACTTCAATAATAAGTTTAAGGATTTCTATGCAGAGATACCGCAGGACTGGGATATGCTTTACCTCGGTGCTTGGCATCTAAACTTTAAGAGATTCAAGGAAGGCATAGTTAAGATGGTTAAGAGCCACTCAGCTCACGCCTACGGGATAAACACACATTACCTAGACAAGTGCTACCGTTCTACATTTCATCGTTTACCTGTAGACTTGGCTATGGCTGAACAGCACGAACAAAACAAAGTTTACTGTCCTAAACCAGCGTTTGTAATACAGACACCAGGCTATTCAGATTTGGAAGAAAAGTATCGAGACGTTACGGAGCACTATCTATGAACACTAACCTAGTAATAATCCCAGCAAGAGGCAGGCCTGAGAAGGCTCAGACTGCATTTGATGCGCTCAAAGCGCACAGTAAAATCTCAGACTTTATGATTGGTCTTGACGATGACGATGCTCATAACTACCCAGAGATAGAGGGAGTTATCCGAGAGGTCAACCCAAGGTTGAAGATGAATGGAACTTTGAACCTGCTGGCTACTAGGTATGCCGATAAGTACGAGACGATTAGTTTTATGGGCGATGACCACCTAGTTAGAACTGAAGACTGGGATGAAAAGCTATACGAAGCCATCAGGAACAGAGGGTTTGGTATTGCCTATGGCAATGACCTATTCCAAGGGGCAAACCTGCCGACTATGGTTATGATGTCAACTAACATAATCAAAGAGCTAGGGTTTATGTCTCCACCCAAGCAGATTCATTTGTTTATGGATAACTTCTGGAAAGTATTTGGTCAAGTCCTCGGATGCCTGGACTACAGAGCAGATGTAATCGTAGAACATATGCACTATATGGCAGGCAAGAGCCAGTCAGATGCACAATACCTAGAGGTTAATTCATCGGATGTATCCAATCACGATGCTAAGGCATTCAAAGAATACTGCGATAGCAACCTGAAGAATGATGCTATCAGGGTACTTATGGCGGTGAGCAAATGAAGAAGATTCTAATTACCGGAAGCGAAGGCTTCGTCGGTAGATACTTTGTTGAAGCGCTAGACAGAGAAGACACTATTATCACAAAGGTAGATATCAAGAAGGGTTTAGACTGCCGAGACTTTTTCAAGCGGGACTTTACACAGTTTGATTTAGTTATACACTTAGCAGCCATCGTAGGTGGGCGAGAATCCATCGAGGGACGCCCACTTGCGGTAGCAGATAACTTCAGTATTGACTCTGAGTTCTTCCAGTGGTGCTTAAAGACTGAGCCTAAGAAGGTAGTTTACTTCTCAAGC